CTTTGAGAAGGATTGACTTTTTTTGAATTTTTACGTGGGGTTGCCATAAGAAGAAGATTTGTTATTAATACCAAATTTGACCAAATATTCTATAATCACCTCTATAGAACTGGTCTTTATTTTAAATTTATCTGGTACAAATTGAGCACCATCATAAATCTCAAAATAAGTTTCACCAAAAAAACTATGATTAGTATAACAGGTTACCATAACAGAAGATACTCCCGGATCTATAACACAGGTCCAGGATCTCGGATCTGTTTCACTATATTTATCAAATAATTTATCTACAATATATCCACAATCTCTTAGACGCTTAATGAAATAGCTATAGGTGGTTATTTTATTTTTGGCCATAACAATAATTAACAACTAAAGTTATTTTACCAGTGCTGAAATAATATATTTCAATTCTACACCATCTTCGTCTGAATTTTGGAATACAAATACTTTAAATTGATTGTTAATTTTTACCTTAATATCGGAACGGCTGTGTGCTAAATTTTTAAATACTTCCATGCTAACCGGAAGAGGATCATCAATATCTTCTCCTACTAAATTATTACTAATTGTTAGGTTAATGTTGTCTACATTTTGTTGAGTTTTATCATTAATTTCTGCAATTACTTTTCCGTCTTGGCTAGAGAAGTAAATCTTAGTCATATCTGAAGCAAAGGCATAACCCATCATGATCTGCTTTAACTTGGAAGAAGAAATAGTAAATTCTGTATCAAACTTTAAAGACGCAATTTTATTCAAATTGACTGGAGCCTCTTTAACTATAGAATCATCTACTAAATGATATTTAAAATGACTCTTTTCTCCAGTCTCCGCATCAATGGTTTGACACTTAATAGAATTCTCATTCATCTCCATAGAAAATTCTCCATTATCACCTAAACATTCTAGTCCGGAAAGAAGTTTTTTAATGCTAATAAGGTTAAGTCTCGTGTTTTGCTTTACAACAAACGGAAGCTTAGCTTTTGCATAAAGAATCACGGTGTTATCTGGAGAAGAACATACTGAATATAAATTAGATTCTTCTGCCTTCAATACACAACTTTCTGTAAGTCGGTTAATGGGCTTGAGAATCTTTTCTAGATAACTTTTAGGAAGTAAAAGTAAGGACATATTTAAGAATTGGACTTTTCATTCAAGCTACAAAATACTTTACCCATCATACCTGAAATCTTAGTCAAATTGCCACTGATTCTTTCCATCAAACATTTGATAGCTTCAATATCTTCTTCCATTTTATTAGTGATCTGTGGTTTTAGAGGCTCTATTGGAGCAGAAATTGTTGCTTGAAGAGGTGATAAATTTAGAGCTGGTAAAGAAGGAGATAGAGTTACTTCAATGTTTTGTGGTTTTGAAAAGGTTGAAGTATCTGGTACTAAAGATTGTACCAAATCTTCTGGTATATATCCCCGATTGGCTTGATCATTATAATTGGTTCTAGCAGCTCCTCCATGTTTAAATGTATTGATGAAGGAGTTAACATCAATACGATTAGCCGGCATAGCTCCACCACTTCGATCGGTAGATCTGTCTATATTATTGAGCATTCCACCAGTTAATGCAGCTAACATGGCTGCTTCTTTGTCAAATTCTTTTTCTTGATTCATATTTTAATATTAAAAGTTTAAGTGTTTTTTGCAACTAGTTTAAACAAAAAATCCATATACTATTACTCACCATTATTAGGCTTTCATGAATATATGGATTTTTTTAAACTAATCTTTAAGAGAAATTACTTCAAATCTCTTCCCGCATGTGTTACAGCCACTGCTATAGAAGAATGAATTGATTCAAGATGATTTACAATTACCAAGTAATCCTTGACACGACCATCCAAATCTTTATCCAATTCTACAGCTACTTTACGAACCATGTCTTCTACGAAGACTGGATTTTCATACATCAATTCTGTTTGGTAGGCTTCATCTACTCGCTTGAGAGCATTTACGATCGGAGCCGAAGCACTGCGTTCTACTGCTAGAACCAATTCTTCAAACCAGTATACTTTATCAGCATCTGCTCCTGCTTGGGTTAGCTCTACAGTAACGTCTGCATAAGATTGCTGATTATGTGCTCCATAATCTGAGATCTCCTTGGAACATGGACACAAAGAAGCGTAAAGTACATTGGCATGTAGATAAAACTTCTTCTCTCCATTTACCAAACGACCTTCAAAAGATCCTTGATAATCCATATGAGAAACTACTTTAGAAACTGGAGCTTCTTTCTTCAAGAAGTAATCAAACTTGATCTTGATATAAGCATTTTGGCTCTTTAGGCGAGATTTACATTCATCCAAAAGAATATCCATGACTTCATCAATTCGATGAGACTTGTTAGCTAGAACTTCTTCTACAAGAATACGGTAACGGCTCATGTTGGTCCCCTTTACTTCTGGCGTCAAATCTGTATACATACTGATGATAGCCTTGGTAGGGTTAATGGTTCCATCTTGGCGAATAATCTCCATAGGAACTACAATATTGCGGGAACCTACCTTAGGAATATACTTCTTAGGAAATCCATCAACTGTGTTTTGAATGTCGGGAATATCGGCGTTGGTTTTAATGCGTGGCATAAGTTTTGTTAATTTAGAATATAATATTTTGTTTAGATATCTCGCAGAATTACAGATCTTTGAGAATATCGGAAATGCGATCACTGACAGAAGGTTCAGTTTCTTCATTATGGGTTTCTTCTGGTAATCTACTAGGATTGGTTTTTGATGTGTAGGTCTCTACTTCAAAATCATCTTCCACAACTGGAGAAGTCTTTGTAGTGGTTGTAGATTCTACTTCCCCGAGAAAATGTTGGGTAAACAATTTTTGAATGTCATCATAAGACTTGTGTTCAAAAATTCCATCCAAATCCTTAATAGATTCATAAATTTCATCTGTATCTGGTTCTCCAGGAAGAACACTTGCTGGTACAAATTTAGAGGAAACATAGGTAGGATAACCTCCTTCATTTTCTTTAACAGAAATGCGAAGATTGCATCCTTTTTCTGAAAGATCAAAAATCTTTGAACCAAAATCATCTGCATCATCTCCTGAGATAGCTGCAGTAATAATTTCATTCAATTGTTTACCATAACGAATAATCTTAACCTGACCGTTATTTTCCGGATTGGTAGGATCTGAAATTACATAAGCATTAATTAGCCAATTTTCATTGCGCTTAACGGGCTTAATGCGTTCGATTTCTGCCTTATCTTGTGTGCGATAAATCTTGGAACGATATTCATCAATAGGGCAGCGCTCTCCATAGGTACATGGACATAGTGTAGAGGTTAATTGATTGGTGATAGCACTACTCCACAAGTGATGATAGTAATGGAATACTGTGCGTTCTGGGTTTTTTAGGTTTGGAATTAACCTGACCAGGTAGTTTTTTCCAATTTCAAGCTTCATGAAATCACGGAAACCGGAAGATTCGGATGATGATTTTTTGTTTAGTGCTTCTTTGATGGAATCGAATAGGTTGGATGTGTATTTGCTCATGTTGGTTTGTATTTTAATATTAGTTGTTTTTAGGGTTTAGTCAATGTTTGGTTGATTAAATTGCGTATTTTGTTGGTTGCTTGTTTTACTAGGTTTTTGGTTTGGGAAGAATTGTGATATCGGTATTTAAAAGTAGAAAAATTATCTACTAAATTAGGCACCCATACATCAAGG